GTGGAGAGTGATTTTCTCTATGCCTTTGGCATTAAATCAGCCGTGGTAACCTCCTTTTCACTCCAACAGGAAACCCATAGCAATCGCCAAAGCGTACAGATACAAATGCTCTCCGACGAACCATACGAAGTGCGAGTGACTAATGACAAGTAACAAGTGACGAATTATGCTAAGATTAGTAAGTAGAATAACCATAGAGGGGGAACAACGCTGGCAATTCAATTCGGTAGCTGAGTGTAACATCGTGGAAGATATGGGTAGCCTTACCGATACGTGCGAGCTAAAGTTGCCTCGTAATATCAAATGGCAGAGGCGGGGTGCGAGCCGCACAGGCGATTATACGAAAATGACCTATCCACCTATAAAAAGGGGCGATCGTATTACGGTAGAACTCGGTTATGATGATGACTTAGTAGTGCGATTTGCGGGTTATATCCGCTCGGTAGATGCCAAAATACCTATTACTATTACTTGCGAGGATGGCATGTTCCTACTCAAATCGCTCAAGGCCGAACCTAAAGCCTTCAAGAATGCCTCGCTCAAGGAGATCATAGACCACTTGCTCAAGGGAACGAATATCGCCTATAAGCTCATAGACGACCATATACAAGTAGGTGCCTGGCGTATTACCCAACCCAGTGTATCACAAGAATTACAGGAGCTAAAGGACAAGGTAATGCTTAGTAGCTATTTTAGATTTGTTGAAGGGCAATCGGTGCTATATATAGGTTTGGAATACCCTATAGATAACCGAGAAAAGCACCTTTTCAGGCACGGCAAGAATATTATCAAGGAGGATTTTACCTACCGCAATAAGGACGATATAAGGGTACGAGTAGAGGCACAGAGCTTCAACGCCAAGCATAAGAAGATCACCTACGAGTATGGAGATAAAGACGGCGATGTGATTAAGATTCGTATCGATGGACTTTCAGAGGAAGAGCTTAAAAAGTATGCTCTGCAAGCCTTAGAGCGTTATAAACAAAGTGGGTTTAAGGGGTCGTTTGAAACTTTTGGCGCCCCCGAAGTGCGCAAGTGTGATATAGTGGAGATACACGCCTCCGACGGCAATTGGGGTACCTATCTAATAAAGAAAAATGAAATCAGCTTCGGCATGAATGGCTACCGACAAAAAATAGAACTCGGCAACGCATTATGATTAAAGAATTGATACAGCAATTAGCCTATACAGGGCAGGAGCTATACGCTAAGGTGTGTAGGGTAACCTCCATAGATGAGGAAAACCAAACGGCCAATGTAGTACCCTTGGACGGATCCTCTCCTATCAATGACGTGTATTTGGTAGTGGATATGGAGCAAGGAGGCTTCTACCTCCAACCTAAAGTAGGTTCGCTGGTATGTGTGGCCTTTATTAACAAAGAAACGGCCATAGTAGTAGGTACCTCCGAGCTGGAGAAAGTAGTATGTACCTTGGGAGGATTTGCCCTAAAGATAGAAGAGGGCAAACTCCAAATCAGAAATGAACAAGCCGACTTTAAAACCCTTTTAAACGACCTTTTAATAGAACTTAAAAGCGCTATCATACAAACCCCTTCAGGCCCTGGCAACTTTGCCCCGCAAAATGTAGCGAAGTTTGAAGAAATCAATAACAAAATAAACCAACTATGGCAGTCGTAGCACGACAAGTAATTAAACTATGGCACTAAACAAACAAGCCCTCAAACAAGGCATTATCGCCCTACAACAAGATATGCAACACAAAACAGATGCCTCAATGGAGGAATATGCCGAACGCTTAGCCTCCCTTATTGATGCCTTTGTCAGAAGTGGTGAGGTAACAGTGCAACCAGGTATAGCCGTAACCACAGCAGGAACAGCCGCCTCCCAAACGGGTGCCACTACAAGTGAAGGAAAAGGCATTATAAATTAGAAAATAAACTAACAACGATGATAACACTTAATTACATTTTACAAGGATTTGGATTTAAGAATACACAAGACTTTCTGCAATCCACCTTTGGGCACCTCAATTCATTATCAATTATCAAGATGGACATTATACTCTCCTTCCTGTTTGGAACTGTACATTTCCTCTTTGGGTTCAACCACCTATTCCTTACCGCTTATGTGGTATTGCTCATTTTTGAATGGATAACAGGCGTACAAGCCTCCCGCAAACGAGGAGAGAAGCACGAAAGCCGTAAGTTTGGTCGTATGCTCCTAAAGATAGCCACCTACCTTGTACCTATCTATATACTGCATACCTTCTCGGCTAATGTAGCGTTTCCAAGCATCGGAGGCTTTGAGTTTGACCCTTTCCACTGGCTTTACTGGGTAGTGCTAATAGCTATTATTTGGCAACTCGTAGTGAGTCTCTTGGAGAACTTAGATTGTTTAGGCTTTCGCTTTGCTAAAGTACTGCTCAAGATAATCAATAAGAAGTTTTATAAAACCTTTGAGCTCAACGACAACGATGATAACAGTATTACATAATCAGTCACTATTAGACCTCGCCCTACAGCATACAGGTAGCATTGAGAGTATCTTTGAGTTGGCCGTTATCAATGGAAAGAGCGTTACCGATGATATGACAGCGGGAGCTTCCCTCCTTGTAGGGGCTACCACCAACAAAGATATATTAGCCTATTACACATCTAAAAACATACAACCCGCCACAGCCTTTACCAAGGCCGACGAGCAAGTCTTTGAACGCCTTGAAGGTATTAGCATTTGGGCGATTAACCTTGATTTTATAGTAAGTAAAGAGTAAGAACCTTATGAATAACCTACAATTATACAATGCCAATAACTTAGAGGTAATGGCAACCCTCCCCGATGAAAGTATTGATGTAATTTGCATTGATCCGCCTTATCTATACCTTAAAAACCAAAAGTTGGAACGCCCTTTTGATGAACCTAAATTCTTTGCCGAATGCAAACGGTTACTTACAAAGAAAGGATTTATTATACTATTTGGGCGTGGTACTTCATTCTACCGCTGGAATACCATATTGGACGGCTTGGGCTTTGTGTTTAAAGAGGAGGTGATTTGGGATAAAAGTTATGTATCAAGTCCGCTAATGCCGATGTCTCGAATACATGAAACAGTATCCATACTCACAAAAAAGGAGGGGGTAATTAATAAGGTGAAAATTCCTTACTTAGAGATGAAAGGGCACGATATAGATAGTATTGTAACCGATATAAAGAGAATGAAATCGGCTCTTAAAAATACAAAATCACTTAATGCTGTATTGGAATTTTTGGAAAATAATAAAATACCAACAGAAACACCTATTAGAACTGATAGACATAATTGTGAGACGTTTACTAAATATAATACGATTGCGACACAAGACAAACAGACAGGTGATCGTTGTGTGAATGTAATGCAATCTATACAATTTGGGCTTAATGAAAAAACAATTATTAAGCATAGTAGAGACCATTACAAGACTATTCACCCGACACAGAAGCCCGTCCGTCTTTTGAAAAGGCTTTTGGCGCTGGTTATCCCCAAAGACAAACCTCGCCATGAGGTAGTGGTAGCCGACTTCTTTGCGGGTAGTATGAGTTGTATGGAGGCCGTTCACAATATGGGTATGCGTGGCATTGCTACCGAAATAGACGAGGAGTACTTCGAGAAAGGCAAACAGCGTATTGAAAAGCTACAACCACTGATTATTAATCATTAGAACTATGGCACGAAGCATACAAGAGATACAAACCCTTATCCTGCAAGCTAAGGCTCAAGAGCCTGTCCTTAATGAGCTCAATAGCACCTCCAAAGTAGCTATATGGCGATTGTGGGTCTATATCATCTCAGTAGCAATATGGAGCCTTGAGAAGCTATTCGATTTACATAGGGCGGATATAGATAGGAGACTTTCCAAGCTCAAGCCAGGTACGGCCAAGTGGTACCATAGCAAGGCCTTAGCTTTCCAATACGGCTTTGACCTACTGCCCGATAGTGACAAATTTAACAATGCAGGGCGTAATGAGGAACAGATAGAAGCGAGCCGGGTAGTCAAGTATTGTGCTGTTACTGATGCCCCAACTGAGAGCCGTATCGTGATAAAGATAGCTACAGATAATGCAGGTACGCTCACCCCCGTGACGGCTCACCAACAAGAGGCATTTAGTCGCTATATCAATGAAATCAAGTATGCGGGGGTCTATGTTACGATATTGAATAACCAACCCGATTGGCTCAAGCTCTCTATCCGTATTGTCCGCAATCCACTTATCTTGGACGAGAATGGAATGAATGTCAATTCGGGTAAGCAAACTGTAAAAGAAGCCATTAAGGATTACCTCAAGCGTTTACCCTTCAACGGTGAGCTTTCCCTACAAGCCCTTACCGATGTTATTCAAGGGGTGGAGGGAGTTAAGGACGTGAGCATCGACAATGCCCAAACCAAGTGGATAGAGGGGAGTATCTGGGGTAATTTTCAGGAGATTAATATCAGCCAAATCCCCCAGAGTGGTTACTTTGCCGTGAATTTTGATACCAATAACGACACCAAAAGCACCATTACCTACCTATGAGAATCTTTGAACTCAACTTGCGGAGGCTTGTGATCTTGCTACTGCCTACTTTTCTAAGAAAGTCCCGCCTTGTAGCTTGGTTACAGATCCTTATTGCCCCTTTGGAGCAACTCCAATATAGCTTTAACCAAAAGCGAAATAGCGACCTGGTAGCCCTAACCCATAACGGACAAAAGTGCTATCTGAGGAAGATACTCAATGATACTTTTGACCAAGGCCTAAGGCGTATCCGTATAGAAGATATGACCCACTTTAACGCGGTGTATATCTATACGGAGGCGGAAAATCAACCCGTATATTTAGAGGAAAAATACCTATATACTTCGGGAGAAATGCAAGTGAGTGGGGTGAATTTCTCCGTACGTATACCGAACACATTACGAGCAAGAAATGTAGAGATTAAAGCCCTTATTGAGGCTTACAAGATAGCATCAAAGCGATATATAATCATCTATGAATAGAATCAATTTTGACAACACTGGAGGTTTTCCCTTGGGTGCCTATACCCTCGATTTTATGCAGCACAGCTACCAATTGCTCAATGCCCTGGGCAATATTGCGGGAAACCTAAGTATCCTCTCGGGCTGTGAACAGGCAGGCCGTAGCATCACCGACGGAGTGGTATATATTGATGGCGAGGTACTCCCTTTCAAAGGGGCTCCCATATCCGAAAAGGTCATTATCGTAGAGACTTTGCAAAAGCGAATCTTCAAAGACGGCGTAGAGAAGGCAGTAGAATATAGCCGCTATGCTACTTTTGGCAATAGCACAAGCGGATACCTATGGGCGGATTTTAAAAGACCCTTAAACAGCCAACAAATAGAATCTCAATCTTTTACGGAGGAAAATTCCTTACTCAAGCGCTTGGAAAAGCTCGAAGAGCGAGTAACAAAGACAGCACCTATAGGATTAGTGGCTATATGGGGAAAGCCCGCTGATATACCCCTACCCGAAGGCTGGCGAGAATACGAGCCTTTGAGGGGAAGAATGCCCATAGGGTACGATAGCTCCGATACCGATTTTGGCCGTATAGGTGCAGAAGGAGGAGAAAAAACACATACCCTAACCATAGCCGAAATGCCAAGCCATAATCATAGCATATCTTTCAATAAGACTCAAGATGACCAGGGCTTTGGGACACATGAAGACGAATTTTCTATTGGAACAGCTAATTTAGCCCAAACAACATATGAGGGCGGCGACCAGCCTCATAACAATATGCCTCCTTATAGAGTAATTCGTTTTATTGAATTTGTCGGCTTCTAAAACCTTATAACCATTTACCTTAAAGCACTATGATAACACCTATATCCACACTCAAACGTTGGTTCGCCAACTTCAAAAAACCTACCCAAGAGCAGTTCTGGGCGTGGCTCGACAGCTACTGGCACAAGTCCGAAAAGATACCCATGGACACCATAGATGGCCTGGAAAATGCCATACGAGGGACGGCCTCTGCCGATCAGTTGCGCAATCACCTTACTGATAGTCAGGCACACTTGGAGTTGTTCGATAAGAAAGTGGATAAAGTACCAGGGAAGATACTATCCACTAATGATTTCACCAATGAACTACGTGCCAAATTAGAGGGATTGCGGAATGTGGATATATCGCAGCTACTACCCAAGGGAGGCTATACTGGGACAGCTCAGAACCTGAAGGAGCTGATCGATAACATCATGCTGATCGTGCAAAGTCCAGATACAGAGCTGGACGAGCTTCGGGAGATCGTGGCCTATATCAAGCAGAACAAACGTGTCCTTGATACCCTTGGTATTAGCAATATAGCAGGCCTACAGGATGCGCTGAATGGGAAGGCACCTACAGACCATCACCACGATGATAGGTACTCCCGATTGAGGCATACCCACTCGGAATACGCCCTACGCACGCATAGGCACCACTGGGACGATATCGATGGGAAGCCGGCATTTAATTATTTACCTTTAATAGGTGGTAATGATAGCAATGATAAGGTTGTTTTAGCTGGTGGTGGAGTGAAGCATAAAGATGAATTTTTCACAGATAGAGGTTCTGATTTTGACTTACATATAAGTTCAATTAATACATTTAAAAATTTACCGAATGGTATACACTATGTTAGAGTCCCCGGAGAAGGAGGTTGTTTAGCCGTGTTTAGAACAACTTCATCAGCTAGTTCAATATACTTATTAGCTCCTACATATCAAAATCACCGATTAATGTATAATTGGACTGTAGACAACAACAGATATGGTTCAATATTTAAAGAGTTAGCGTATTTTGAAGATGTTCATAGAGTTGGAATAGAAAGATATAATTGGACAGCAACTAAAGACCAACAGAATAATGTTATATTTGTTACAACACCAGGGTTTATTGAATTGGATCAGATAGAACATTTAGGTTCAATGTCCTTCAGGAAGGTATTCGCCGGGGGACAAGTAACCTTCACCTGCTCCGGTAAGACGATTATCTACACCGGGGATAATAGCTTCAATGGAGGGGAAGGGAGCACGGCTGTGGTGAGTGTGTATGGGAATAAGTGCTATATAGACATTAGGAATGTATAATGACTAGTGACAAATGACTAGTGACAAGTGACTAATAACTAATGACAAGTGACTAATAACTAATGACAAGTGACAAATGACCAATGACAAATGATTAATAAGATGAATGCAATACAATATTTTGAATGGGGGGCACGTATGTATAGTGATACTAATAAGTTCTTTATCCCGAGTAATATTGGACATTACTGGAATAGAGGAGATAAATATGTTTTCTATTCTTGCGTTTCCCATTTAAATAGTTTTCATAGAGGTAGAGACTTTTTTATAAATAATGAAGGTAAATGGAGTACTGGAATAAATATTTTTGCATGGATTGATTTTGAGAGACCAAATCGAATTCCTGAATATCCTTATTTTGAATATCAACTAGTACTTAATACCATAGTAACACGTATTGAAGACCCTAAGAATATGATTGTAACTATATATCCTCCTGTTCCAGAAGAAGGTTATCCTTATCATAGAATACGTTTTAAAAATGAGATAATTACAAGATTAAGAAACAAAGAACCTTTTGAATTTATATTCTATTTCAGTAGGCAAGGAATGTTAGGAAGGTCAAAGGTAGAATTTAAATATGTATAATCAAAATGTTATGGAAGAATTTATTAAAAAATACCTGCCTTATGCGCAGGAGACGGAGGCGAAGACGGGTATTTCAGCGATTTATTAATATTTAAAACAAAAACACCATGAAAAAAAGCAAACGAACTATTAAGTACCTCGTCGTTCATTGCTCCGCAACTCCTGAAGGACGAGACCACACCGCTAAGGATATAGACCTATGGCACCGCCAACGTGGGTTCCAAGAGATAGGCTACAATTATGTTATCCGCTTGGACGGCTCTATAGAGCTCGGCCGTGACGTTGATAAGATACCTGCCCATGTGGAGGGTCATAACAAGGATAGTATTGGGATCTGCTACATAGGTGGGTGCGAGCCGCACGGGCAATTAGTTAAAAATCAAGTGATATATCAGGCAAAAGACACCCGTACCCCCGCCCAAAAAGAAGCCCTAATAAAGCTCCTTAAAGAACTCAAAAAGTTGTATCCTGATGCAGTAATCCAAGGGCATAGAGACTTTGCAGGAGTAAAAAAGGCCTGCCCGTGCTTTAATGCTAAGGAGGAGTATAAGAATATTTAATCGTAAATTGTTAATTATGAAAGAAGTAAATGAACTAAAAAAAGAGTATGAAAGCCTACTGACTAAGGTAGAGCAATTGCCACGAAGCCGAGAACTTGCGCTTATGATTACCAAGTTGGAAGAGGGGCTTATGTGGCTCGAAAAATCAATCAAAAAAAGTCAAAGTAATGTATGAAAAAGTTTTTGAGTTTACTATTAGCCCTTATACTGCTTTTCGGTTGCAGGAGCAGAAAATCAAACCGAACCGAGCACAGAGAAGAGCAGCGGAGCGAAAGAAAGGAGGTAAAAGACAGCTCCTCACACGTAGAGAAGTCCCAAAAGGTCGCTACTATTAATCTTCAGCACTCACAATCTTACGAACTCACCCTTGAGAGTGATAGGGATAGCATCGGCAATGCTAAGGAGTTGGTATATTACCGCATACGAGACGGCGACAGCGAGACCATAAGAGTACAGGGCGGAAAGGCCATTATTAAAGTAAAAAATGAAGATCGAAAATTGAAACATGAGGCCGATAGTACTCTTTTATATAATACGAAAATATCCACAAAAAACCGAGGCCAAACACAAACTTTCACTAAAGAAAAGCAAGTGCAAAAACGCATCAAAAGTAGCCCTGTAAGGCTCACCTTTTGGCTATTGTTAATCGCTGTATTAGTCTTTATTCTTTGGAAATACAAGCCGTTTCGGTGAAGTTTAAACAGCTTTTAAAATGCTTTTAAAGCCTGCTAAAATAGGAGGATAGGCAGTAAAAAATGTCCTCCGCTTTTTTAAAACTTTCTCAGGGTATTTAAAAAATAATAGCAACAAGGCTACGGAGGACAATAAGTCTTCTGTGCTTTGTTGCTATTTATATTTATACCCTGAGAAGTCGCAAAGATACGAATTTTCTAAAATAAAAACAATGAAATATAATTCAAAAAATTGGCAACGCACACCAATATCCTACTATGGAGGTAAACAAACAATGTTATCCTATATTTTGCCTCTTGTTCCTCCTCACAAAGTATATACAGAAGCCTTTTTTGGAGGAGGTGCCGTATTTTGGGCTAAAGAGAAAGCAAAAGTAGAAATTATTAATGACTTTAATGCTAATGTATATACTTTCTATAAAGTGTTACAATCAGATTTTTTGGCTCTTAAGGTATTGATAGAGCAGTCAGTTGTTAGCAAAGACGCTTATAAATCAGCATTAGTGATATATCATACCCCTTTTATCTTTAGTGATATTCACCGAGCTTGGGCGTTCTGGTATGCTACCAATTGTGGGTTTTCTTGCCAAGTAGGCAACTGCCGTATTACCACAGATGGGAAAAATGCTATTTGTCTACATAATAAGATAGACAACTTCAAAGAGAGCTATTCAGAGAGACTAAGAGGCGTGCAGATAGAGAATAATGATGCTTGTGAGGTGATATCCTTACGAGACACACCTGATACGTTCCACTATGTAGATCCTCCATATGTAGGAGCCAAACAAGGGCACTATGGAGGATATGAGCAATCCCACTTCAATGAACTATTGGCAACTTTAGCCAAAGTCAAAGGTAAGTTCCTGCTTAGCTCATATCATAATGAGGAACTATCTAAATATGTAGAGCAATATGGCTGGTACCAAAAAGAGATAATCATGCATCTAAGCAGTAGTAATGCAGTAGGGAAAAATAGGTTAGAGGTCCTTACAGCTAACTATCCTATATAAGCAAAAAAACACGGAGTATATCCGTGTTTTTTAGTATCTTTGCGCCATGTATTTTCGTTCAAAAAATGTACTTTTCATTTTGACTTTTGGTACATTTCGTTTTGCCGATTATATATATAAAAAAATGGTAAAAGAATAATGATTTTCTTAATCGAATAATAATGTTCTAGGAACCAAGTAAAAAGATTTCATATTTACAAAAACTTTTAGAAACAAAATTGTAGTTTTGCATGATATTTGAGGGTAATGATAAATGGTTAATTATTAATGACTAACCATTGACCATTAGCCATTAACCATTAAAAAAATGGATACCAAGGAAATTCTTAAAAAAGTAAGGAAGATAGAGATAAAGACCAAGCGTTTGAGCGATAATGTCTTCGGGGGGGAGTATCATTCGGCCTTCAAGGGGCGCGGGATGACCTTCAGCGAGGTGCGCCCTTACCAGTATGGAGATGATATCCGCAATATCGACTGGAATGTAACGGCTCGCTATAATGAGACTTATGTCAAGGTCTTTGAGGAAGAACGCGAACTAACGCTGATGCTCCTGGTGGATGTTAGTGGTAGTGAGCTTTTTGGCTCTTTGCAGCAGTTCAAAAATGAGATTCTAACAGAGATCGCTGCTACCTTGGCCTTTGCTGCCTTGCAAAATAATGACAAAACAGGACTGATCCTCTTCTCCGACCAAGTGGAGCTGTATATCCCTCCTAAAAAGGGCAAATCACATATATTGCGTATCATACGAGAGTTGATTGAGTTTCAGCCCAAAAACAAGAAAACAAATATTGCAAAGGCCTTTGAGTTCCTGAACAAGGTGACCAAAAAACGTACCATTACTTTCGTACTATCGGATTTTATAGACAAAGATTATCAAAAACCCTTGCAGATAGCCGCTCGCAAGCACGACCTTACCGGAATCCGGCTCTATGACCCCAGGGAAGAGACCTTACCCAATGTGGGACTGATATTGGCGCAAGATGCCGAGAGTGGAGCACTTTCTTATTTGGATACCACTTCCGCAGCGCTGCGCAAGGCCTATGAACAATTCTATCGGGAACGTACCGACTATTTCGAAACGACCTTCCGCCGCTTAGGAGCAGGTGTACTTCAGTGCCGTACCGATGAGAGTTATTCCAAAAAACTATTAGGATATTTCAAATACAGAGCTTGATGAAGTATATAAGAATTAGTTTGTTTTTCTTCCTTCTTCCTGTCTTTCTCTACAGCCAGCAGGTGGATATAGCTACCTCTGCCGACCGAAAAGAGATCAAGATAGGGGAGGAGATACGCTATAAAATTACCGTACAAACGGAGGCTAATGCACAAGTTTTTTTCCCAACTCCAGAACAGTTTGTCCCTTTCGAGGTTATCCGTGAAAATAAAATAGATACCTTGCGCGAACATGACAAGGTACGTTTTATTAAAGAATATGGCCTCACTCAGTTCGATACGGGGCATTACGTCTTGCGACCTTTGCGGATTGATGTCAATAATCGGGAATATAAGACAGATTCGTTACTTTTGGCAGTACGAAATGTAGTGATAGATACCCTAAAACAGCCTCTTTATCCAGTAAAATCGGCCATTGAGATTGAAAAAGTAAAAGGTAAGTCTTCTTCTTGGCTTCTTTGGATCGGGATATTGCTCTTTTTAGGGATAGTAGCTGGTGGATATTGGTTTTTCTTCAAAAGGAAAAGACAAAAAATAGAGAATCCAGAGGCTATTCTCCCTCCTTTTGATAGGGCACTGCTCAAGCTCAAGAACTTGCAGAACTCTCGCTACCTGATAGAATCCAATCATAAGGAATATTACTCCGTACTTACCGATATCATTCGCAAATATTTAGAGGAGGAGATCCATATTTCTGCTACCGAAAGTACTACGGATGAGCTTTTGGCTAAGCTACAAGTATTCTTGGATGCCGGTAAGCTCCATCTTTCCCCTGAGGTATTGGAGGAACTTAAGACGGTACTTCACAAGGCTGATTTGGTCAAGTTTGCCAAGTCCAAGCCGGAGGATTTTGAAGCCGAGAACGACCGTAAGTCCATAGAAACAATCGTGGTAAAAACCAACGAAGGCCTACCTGATATAGTAGAAACAGAGGAAGAAAATGAGCAAGATACCTACCAGAGAAAGCGTATGGAAGCCTTGCAAAAGAAAAAACGCAACCGATATATTGCTATTATTGCTGCCGCAGGATTATTGCTTTCGCTTATGGTATGGGGGACTTGGTATGCCTTTACCATGGGGCAAAGGGAATATATCAATATGGAAAACTGGATTACCAGTGCTTATGGTTATCCTCCGGTGACCCTATCGACCCCTCATGTGCTCAAACGTGAGAAAAATAGTACCGATCAGGTACGATTCCTCTATAAGCAGGCAAAAGATCCGCTTTCTATCATGCTTATATCAACCAATTTGAAAGAATATATAGGAGATGCAGCGGCTAATGCAGAAGAAAATCAAGGAGAAAATGCGCTTAATGAGTTGGTGCTTAAAATGATAGAAATGGAACTGATACGGTATTTCCAAGGAGAAAATATCATGATTAAGGATGATCCTTATACCACTGTACAAGGGATCGCAGGCCATAAAGTATTCGGTTCTTTTACTCGGCGTGCCAAGGAGCCAGAGCCGATGCGCTATCAAAGTTTCTTTTTCATACAAGGAGAGAATTTGCATATGTTGCTTTTCGCCTATCCAGAGAAGGAAAGAGCAATGAGTGCTTCCTTAGTGGAAAAAATCATGACAACGATTCATATGTAGTTTTTTAAAATGAAATTAGTATTTGCTACCCATAATTCCCATAAGCTCAGTGAGGTACAGCGTATGCTTCCTCCGGGGCTGACCCTGCTTACCTTGGATGAGATTGGTTGCCATCAGGAGATACCCGAGACGGCTGATACCATAGAGGGAAATGCTATCCAGAAAGCCCGATATGTCAAGGAGCGATATGGCTATGATACTTTTGCTGATGATACAGGCTTGGAAGTAAGGGCATTGGACAATGCCCCAGGGGTCTATTCTGCGCGTTATGCAGGAGAGGCAAAGGACAATGAGGCCAATATCAACCTATTGCTTGAGAACTTACAGCAGCAATCCGACCGAGCGGCACAGTTCAAAACGATATTTGCCCTTTGCTTAGGGACGGAATTGTATACCTTCGAGGGGATAGTTCGTGGAGAAATCACCCACGAGCGGCACGGAGCGGGAGGTTTTGGCTATGATGCGGTATTCTTACCGGAGGGCTACCAAGATACTTTTGCACAGATGACACAAGAGCAGAAAAATCGTATCAGCCACCGCGGGCGCGCCTTACAGAAGCTAAGTGCCTTTCTTGAGCAGAGAAATGAGAAATAATAAAAAATAGAGATACTTGAAAAAGTATCTCTATTTACTATGGTACAATTTGTTAAACAAGTGTTCTTAGTAAGAATGAAGATTTTATAGATAGAAACAGTCGGGGTGGCAGGATTCGAACCTACGACCTCCTGGTCCCAAACCAGGCGCGATAACCGGACTACGCTACACCCCGAA